GAAGCTGAATCCGAAGATGCCGAAGAAGAAGAGGAAGAGGAAGAAGAGGAGGAAGCTGAATCCGAAGATGCCGAAGAAGAAGAGGAAGAGGAAGAAGAGGAGGAAGCTGAATCCGAAGATGCCGAAGAGGAAGAGGAAGAGGAAGAGGAAGAAGAGGAAGAGGAAGAAGAAGAAGAAGAGGAGGAAGAAGAAGTGTATATTGTAAATATCAAAGGAACAAATTACTATACTACCGACCGTATGAATGGCACTGTATATGAATGCGTAAAAGATGAATCTAACGAAGATGATATAGGTGATGAAGTAGGAACATTTGTGAATGGAAAACTAAAATTAAATAAATAAATAAATAATACATTGATTCATAACTTTAATAAAAATTATATTAGTGTCATAAATATAATTTTTTTATTAGTATTACTTTAGGTGATGAATATAAAATATGTTGATATTTGTTGTGGTCTATCTTGGGGGGATGAAGGTAAAGGGAAGATAGTATCACAGTTAAGTAAGAGTGGTGAATACGATTTTGTATGTCGTTGGTCTGGTGGGAACAATGCAGGTCATACTGTATATGTTGGCAATAAACGCTACTCGACGCATTTAATCCCTTCTGGCATTTTTTACGGCATTAAATCTGTGATTGGACCAGGATGTGTTGTGAACTATGATTCATTTATGAAAGAGGTTTCCTATTTAAAGGAAAATGGCTTTGACATCTCCCTCATAAAAATATCCCCGCGAGCACACGTAGTGTCAGAAGAACATATTGAAGAAGATAAACAAAAATATTCAAAATCATTGGGAACAACAGGCAATGGAATAGGTCCTTGTTATCGTGACAAATACTTACGTGTAGGGAAGCGAGTAATGGATTGCGGTGAAATGTTTAATGAGTTTTTGTGGGATGAAAATCTATACGGTGCTATCTTATGCGAAGGAGCACAAGGTTTCTGGTTAGACATTGAATACGGAAATTACCCTTATGTGACAAGTAGTAGCACACTACCTTATGGAGCGTGTAGTTTGGGATTCTCACCAAAAAAAATAAGACGTATATACGGTGCGGTGAAAATCTACGATACTCGTGTAGGATATGATCCTGATTTTCCAGATGAATTAGCAGATAATCAAGAATTGTGCAAGCTTGCTGAAGTTGGGTGTGAATTTGGAACAACTACAGGAAGACAACGGTGCGTGAATTACTTACAAATAGATAAGTTAATACAAGCAATTAATCACTCGGGAACAACACATTTGATTATTTCAAAAACAGATATAGCAGTTGAAGTAGGAGTATTCAAATACTATTTTCAGGGTATTTTACACGAATCTCCAAACCTTGAACACATGAAAGAGAATATAGTTTCTATTCTTAACGAAAACACATTTATTGAGGATATAGTATTTTCAAATAACCCTACCAAAATATAACAAGTGTTTGAAATATATTTAAATAGATAAATACAAAAATATCATATGAATAATATTTCTCCGATTGATGGACGCTATCAAAAAATAACAATGCAATTGTCAAGTCACTTTTCAGAGTTTGGCTTTTTTAATTACAGGTTGTATGTTGAACTACTTTATTTTGTCTCATTAATTGACGTCTTACCTGAATTAGAAGAACTAAAAAAACTTGAACTTAAATCAAAAGCTAAAAACGGTGACATTAAATCACAAACTAAAAACGGTGAAATTAAATCAAAAATATTGAAGATAGCAATTGATTTTGATGAACATGATTATGTAAAAATTAAGGAAAAAGAAGAATTTTTAAAGCACGATATAAAAGCACTGGAATATTTCATACGTGACAAGTTTGTAGAAATAGGATTAGAAAAGTATACTAGTTTTATTCATTTTGGAATAACATCGCAAGATATTAACACGAGTGCAAATATTCTATCATTAAAAAACGCATTGTTCGAAACCATTATACCTGAAATTTATAAAATTATGAATTCTATTGATGAATTTGTTTCTAATGTGAATGATGATATTATGCTAGGCTTTACTCACGGACAGCCAGCGGTTCCTACTACTATGAGAAAGGAATTGACGGTTTTTTATTACAGACTCCAAGAACAGGTAAATATTCTTGAAAATATGAAATTTTCTACCAAGTTTGGAGGAGCGGTTGGTAACTTCAATGCTCATTATGCTGCTTATCCAGAAATTGATTGGATTACTTTTGCAAATACTTTTATTCATAAATTAGGTTTAAAACGGGAGCAATTTACGACACAAATAAGTAATTATGACCATTTATGTAATATCTTTAATGAAATCAAAACAATAAATAATATTATAAATGATTTGAATATAGACTGTTGGTTATATATTTCAAAAGATTATTTAAAACTCAAAAAAGAAGATAACGAGATAGGTTCTTCTACGATGCCACAAAAGGTAAATCCAATTAACTTTGAAAATAGTGAAGGAAATATCTGTATTGCCAACGCATTAATAGAAGGTATAACTCGTAAACTCTCTGTATCAAGATTACAACGTGATTTAACTGATAGTACAATTTTGAGAAATATAGGCTCTGTGCTTTCTTATTGTTTCATTTCTTATTCATCTACACTGAAAGGTCTAGAAAAAATAGACTTGAATATGGATGTTATAAAAAGAGAATTAAGTAACAATTTATCAGTATTATCAGAAGGCATACAAACAATATTGCGAAAATTCAATATCACAGACGCGTATGAAAAATTACATAAATTGACAAGAAAAGGAAAATTAACAAATGAAAAGTTAAAGGATTTTATTGAAACAATGCCTGTTAAAGTACAACAAGAATTGAAAAAAATTAGTGTGGAAAATTATGTCGGGAATACCACAGGAACTAATTAAATGTAAAATGACTTGTTATTTACATGTTGTAAATAATAAGAATCTGATATATTATGCTTATTTATTGAAAAAATGAGATACAACTACTTCTGCATGATTCATAATAGCAATTAAGTATTTGATAATAGCAACCTTTTTCTCTTCATCAAATATGTCCTCATCACTCATGTTAGCTTCATATAATTTCTTTTGTAATTGACCCTGTAAAAACTCTAGTTGCGTTTTATGTTGTTGCCAGTCATTCTTCAACTTATCATTACGTAAATCAGTATTGTAGTATTTTGAGAGTTCTTGTAGTAATCCATCTTTATTACTCTTTGCATCCAGTCTTATTAATCTTGTTCTAACATTTAATTCTTTTAATAATGTTTCTTTGGCAATGTATAATTGTTTATTTTGAGGGTGCCTTATATCATAGTTTGCTGCGTTTTCAAATAGTGATTGAATATTATCGTCATTTATTAATATATCAAAGAAATCGCCAAATTTCTGTTCATTAAAGCTGGTTGTTTCGCCATCTCTCTTCTTTTCAGGTTCAAATAACCTGGTTAGTTCATTTAATTCAAACAAAGGAGCATCAGCCTCTTGTCGTATTAGGTTTTGTTCTTCGCGTTCTTCATTTCTTTCTTGTTCGCCATCTTTGACATTTGACTTTGAGTATTCAGTAGTTTCTGTTTTTACTGAATATAAATATTCTGCTGGTTTTACTTTCCAGCCAAACATACTGTTACCATAAAAAATTTTTTCAAATAATGCCCCAAGATATTCTCCTGTATATGGGCAAGTAATAACATCTCTATTCTCGTCATTTACAGCACCTTCTATTAACTCTATTATGAAATATACTCTCCTCCTAGGGACACCTGGTTTGGGAAACTTGAAGAACACCTCGTCTACGCCAGTATATAATATTTTCCTTTCTTTTTTAATGCTAACACTAGTATCGTTCCTGATATATTTCTTATAAACTTTGTTCATTGAATCATAAAATTTTTGTAGGTTACTATGAATAACATCTCCTTTAATTTCTTTTTTCCCAATGCCGCCATAAAGTAAGTCTTTAAAATATCTATTTCCACTCGTTAGCTCATTATCTTTTCGGTCTCTTGCCCTAATGAATAATGGTAATACTTTATCGTAAAAGTTCTTTATATTTTGACTGGGAAACTCTTTACTCAAATTTATTTTTAACATATTATGTAAATATACATTGTGTATATTGATAGGTGGTTCCAAATTCGTGTATTCGGTATTATTGAATGGTTCTAATGGATTTTTCGTATTGCCTTCTAATTGTTTATTCAATTGTTCAATCTTCTCATTCAATCTGTCAATATCACCAGTAAACCGCTCAATATCATACTTTAAATCTTCAATAACTTCATCTGGTAGTTTTTCACCTTCTTTTATTTTTTCCAAGAATGCTTTCAACTCTTTTTCCAAGGTATTTGTAAGTTGGGTAGAAGTATATTCGTCATCATTGCCTCCCATATAACGTTGAACTGGTTTTGAACGCCTACCTGACCTTGTTCGTATAACACCATCATCAGCAGCATCATCATTATCATTATCATCATCATCATCACTAGGTATATACTCACTGTCACTATCTTGTTTCTCAAACACATCCTTATGTTGTTTTTCATAATCATTTAAGCTGGATTTGAATGCTTCTACGCTGTCATTATACTCTTTTACCAACAGTTGCTTGTTTTCGTCAATACCATCTTTTAGTTTCTGAATTTCAGTGTTTAATTTTGTTTTCTGTAACTCTACAATGCTTTTTTCTACTGAAATTTTACGTAATACTTTATTAGCAAAATACGTTTTCTTCATCAATGTGCTGAATTCTTTATGATTTAATAAGTCATTAATCCATGTCACCCGAGAAGTAGTATATACTTCACTACCTAGTTGCATATATGAGTATCGTATTTGGTTTGGATTAAAGAAAAAGTTCCGCGGGAAAGTGTTACTTTTTAATACAATGTCTATACTTTGGTGTAAATTAATTGGGATTAAGAATTTCGTAGGAAACAATAGTTTTATCATCAATTGGATATTATATTCTTCAGCCTCTGTTTTACTTTTCTTTTTGAAACTTTGAACCTTTGAACTATTCATAGTTGAAATCATAGTATCAGCATTGAAAAAGAATTCAATGATTGCATTATAAGATAAACTCATCAATACAGTTGATGGATACTCGTAATTCGTACATATATATGGATACTTATTAAGCCTATCTCGTTTGATGGGTGGCTCATTATCAGGAATATGTATTAAGTTACTTGTGAACTCAAAATTAGGCTGTGAGGGAACATTTGTTTGTAGCATAATCTGTAACGGTTCTACTATTATTTCCATTTCATATTCTTTTTGAATGCTTACGAGTTCTTCTTGCTTTTCTTTTATTTGTTCATCAATAGATTTGTCTTCTATTTGTTCTTCCTTGGACATTACGTTATAATATAACTGCATTATATTATAACCTAAACGACGCATTTTTTTTCGTATTCAATAAAACTATAATCAATACCACTTTCGTCACAGTGTTTATGAACGTCCTTTTTCTTATCAAACAATTCTTCTATTTCATTGTAAGATGCATTCCATTTTATGTTCCCGGATTTATTATCGTATATGTGGGTAATATGTAAAACGTCACATTGTTTCCATAACAAGTCATATATTATACCACCACCTATTAGAAATAATTTCTGTTGGGGTTTCTTTATACGTTCAAACAGTTCCCTGTAATGTTCTAAATCACTGAAATATACTCTATCATTTGAGGTTTGTTCGGTATTTACTTTACGTGTCAATACAATATGAATACGATTAGGTAATGGACCGTTAGGTAAGGATTCAAACGTGTTACGTCCCATAAGAATGATATGCCCTTTTGTCAATGTCCGAAAATGTTTCATGTCTTCTTTAATGTTATACAATAGTCCATTTTTATCGTCTCCAATGTAACATAAATTGTTACGAGCAACCACCAATTCCATGCTATGTCACTTATAATACATAGCATAGACGTTTTTACATTCTTTTGTAGCCTATTTAAGTGTATATCCTTCATATTCCATAATATCCATTTTCTGTTTTTTGGCTTTTTCTAATACTGCCCGTGCTTTAATTACGTCTTCTTCTGTAAGCTGTTCGTTCTTTTCTAGTTGCTCTTTCTCTATTTGGTCGTGGTAATCACGGAATTCTTCGGATAAAACACAGAAGGAACTGTCTTCATTAAAAAGAATTTCAGCAAACAAAATGTATAATCCAGTGATAATGAACGCTATATATAGGTCTCGTGTGCCTATCCATGATACAGTAAAAACTAATAACGGAGCACTAATGTAATGTTTCATTAACCTTTCCATAGTCTTTCCCAGTTTGATTGGCACATATTTAGAGGTAATATTCATCAATATAATCATAATGCCTGCAAATATTTTACTATTATTCATATTATGAGTTGCGTCTGAAGCCATTTTTTTCCAATCATTAAACAAATTCATTTTCTGTAGCATCTTGTTATTAGATGTTGAATTCACAAGAATAAAGGTTAACGTAAATATAAATACAAATATTCCAATAGTTATCGTTACTGCTTTATTCGTATCTGACATCATCTTTGATAATACACCATAGTCTGCCGGTTGAAAAATGTTATCGTTTGTATTCATTATTGTGCGTATATACATTGGTCACATTTTTTATTCACTTCTTTCTCTGCTTCTAACTTCTTTTCAGAAATAGATAAAGGACACGTTTTTCCATCCTTTTCACAAGTGCGTTGTTCTGTAAAAGACTCTTTATGTTGTTTATTACACATTCCTTCTTTGACGTCTTGTTCTAAAATATTACGTTGGATAGCCTCTGATAATCCAGTAAAGGATGTCATCCATTTAGGAAAATTAAATCCTCGTATAGAATCTTCTTCTTCCTCATCCTCTTCCTCTTCTTTTGGTTGTTTGTAAGGATATTGCTCCTTGTCAAGTGTAACATACCCTTCCAAAACACCATTATAATAATATGTAATTATCAAAGCACAAACAAACAATCCAAGGTATTTGTCTATGGTGGTGTAAAGTATTATTAGAGCAATCGCAATGCACTTTCCTAAAACGGTATTACTGGTAGAAATAAACTCGTCTCTATGTGCCAAATATAAGAATACTAATAGAATAGGGGTTAATTGGTATATACAATCTATTTTTAGGTTCATCTTCGTTTTTGAATATATAAATTACTACTATTTTTTTAATTGCCTCTTTTTGAATTAGAATACACACAAAAATATCTACGGATTTTGTAAGATAAACTATATTCTATGTCCTTATTGTCGACAGCATCTCCATGGAATAATGATAAAAATACCAATAAAAAAAGAATACCCACAATGCGAAAACAATATAAATTAAATCAGTCCCAACAGCCATCTACGGATTCTGAACCTCCCACCATTGAAGGATTGGAAAATGCGAATGAAGAACGTAATAATAAGGTTAATAAATTATTAGACCAGATTACTTCTTTAGAAAGCAACGAAGAAAGTGGCTTGAGTAATTATGAACCTTTAGGACCTCCAAGCGTTCAAACCAAATCCGACCATTTATCTTCCGGAAAACCTCCGATTGATATCCCAATGCCTTCCTTTGCAGAAGCTTCCATCGCTCAAAAAGACAAGCATATGTACAATGCTACGCAGTCATCTACCGGCGGTAGTGATTATAAACATATTTATCAACCCGCTACAAATTTCCGCGAAGCAAACAAACCTTATTATGCTAACATGGGACTTGGTAAGGATGACGATAAGTTGATGGAGAGAATCAATTATATGATTCATTTATTGGAGCAGCAACAGCACGAAAAAACAGAACACATCACAGAAGAGTTCTTGTTATATACTTTTTTAGGTATTTTTGTTATTTATGTAGTTGATTCATTTACTCGCGTTGGTAAATACACTCGGTAGACCGGTTTAATGTTAGTAATAAAACGAATTCACTTATTATGAAGTCGTTTTACAATATGTTTCACTATTTGTAAACAATCAATAAATTGTTTTATATAAAAATTGAACTTAAAATGATTTTTAAGTATAGTATAACATCTCATTCAAATGGAAAAAACACCGCAAGATATTAATAATATAATAAAATGTCAATCACTTATCCGTGGATGGCTAGTAAGATTAAAACAAGGACTCACCTCTCATCAATTAATGCTAATTGAATTTCATAAAAATTTTCAACATCCAAAGAGTCAACTTGACTATTATAATGAAAATAATGCATCAAAAGAAATTATCCAATATATTTCATTACCTGGAAAAACCTTTGGGGAGAAATATATGGAACAAATCGCGAAGGCATATTTTAAGTTAGATAGCCGAACTTCATCTACACACGACCACACCAAGCTAGGTAAAACAATAGAACAAAAGTCAGCCAGGTACCATTCCAATGGGGATGACTGGAAATGGCAACACATAGAAATTTCACACGAATGGCAATATTTATTGCTCTGTGGTGTAGATTTCAGATGTATCAGGTTTTATATTGGAAAGCGAGCAACGGTAGAAGAGCTTATTAGTGATGGTATTATCACAGGTCAAGGTAAAAAACTAAACGGAATCGCACAACCTCAACAAGCTTATTGGTTTTCACGTTCCGATTTCTTAAAACATAAAAAAAAATTTACAGATTACTTCTTTGAAATCAAGAGCGAAAGGTCTCTTATCAGATATTTACAGACTAATTAGTCGTTCGTTACACAATTTCACATACTCTTCATTTATTTCAAATCCTATAAAATTTATTTTTTCTTTTTTAGCCGCTACACACTCACTTCCAGAACCAGCGAATGGGACTACAAGTAGGGTATTGTCGCCGTTTTTAGATGCTTTAATCAACTTTTCGCATAATTCTAATGGTTTCTGTGTTGGATGGTTAACTCTTTCTTTTTTTCCAGCACCACCCGCAAGAGCTGATATTTTAATAACATCTCTTGGAAGGGCACCATTTGCGTGTGCGTTATATGTGGTTTCTTTTTCTCCGTTACTGAATCTACCTTTTGTTGCTTTTCTTACCTTACCTGCCGCGTTTTTCAAAAATGTATCTGTATATGGCTCTCTTACATCATCACGGTTAAAGTGTGGTTTTTCCTTACTACAACATAATATACTTTCGTGTGTTCTTTGCCAGTTATTAAGAGATGGTGTTACCTTATTTGTGTAGTGCCAAATTATCCACCTAACATTTATATGTATTCTTACTCTAATAAATGCTAATATTTCACTGAATCCGTATATATATAATGTTCCTTTTGGTTTTAAAATACGAATACATTCACTAATCCATTCGTCGCACCAAGTAAGGTAATTGTCCATATCTTGTTTATCACTATTATTTCCAAAATCTTTTCCAATATTGTACGGTGGGTCACAGATTATAATATCTGCACTCTCTGGTTTCATCTCTTTCATTCGTTTAATACAATCATCATTTATTATAAGTTGCGTTTTACTATTGTCAGTTTCATTAATATTTCTATTTTCAATGTTTGGGTTACTTTGTTTTTGTTCTTCTATTTTGGTTTCAATTGTAATTGTGGTTGTATTTGCCGCATTATTTAACACCGTTTTTTTATTTATGATAATATTCTCAATAATTTCCTCTATGTTCCCTTTATTATTTTGACAAGGTAACTTTTTATTTAGATGTTTAGTATAGTGGGATTTTTGAGAAAATTCTTTTAGACAACGCTCGCAAGTATATTTTGGCATCCTATACTATTACTAAATATGTTACTTTTAACTCAATTTTAACTAAAAGAGTTAAAAATGATTATCAGCGTGTGTAAATCATAACAACACAAAACTTGAATGGGCACCAAAAGGGCTTTGCGGTATTACGTAATTATACATGTAATAGGCAACAGGGTCCCTCTGTATAGGAATAACCAGCTTATTCCAAAATGGTAATAGCAACGTATTATGGCTATTCCCTTGAATATGCACGTATTTGTATTCTTTATTTGTTTTCATGATATTATGGACCCCTTGTAAAAATCCTTTAAAGAATAATTGGACATTGGGTTGATAACTAATTGAACCGGTTAGTTCAAGAACCATTCCTTCTGGTTCCTCGTATTGAATAGGTCTCTTTGTGAAAAAATAAATTCCCTGTACGGATTTCTTAAACATTAAAACATACACATAACTCTTCTGATTCTTGATGAGGTTTAACAAATGAGTAAAAGAGACCGTAACCCATAATGAAAATGGTTTATGATGATTAGTTGAAGTCATTTGAGACTGACTATGCTGTTGTTTTCGTTTAGAAGGGTCAGTTGCTTCGTTTATAAATAAGGTCTCTAATATATTTTGGGTCTCTTTATGGATATGAGTAACATAGTATGGGTCCATTTGCTGTTGTGGAGGGTATTTTGGAATATGATACGTATAACTATTCCATTCCACAATGGGTATAATACCATTATGAGGTTCCCCATGCTTGCGAAATAAAGCTGCTTTCTGGTCGGGGTGTTTTACTATATACTGATAACAATGTGTTTGGAACAACTGTCTTATAGCATGTATATCATTTTCATTTTTAATGACAGGATGTGAATGAAATGGTAACTGTAACCGCACATATTCAGACGATGTTTCGGAGGGCAAGAAATTCATAACTATGGGTATAGAATACATAGTTGCATATGGGTCAATTGAGTAATGAACGTTATGAAAACTAATTGTTTTGTCCGTAGGAGATGGCATTTGATGATAATAAAAAGATACGTAACAAGGTTGTATATGCTCGCTAAATAACAATGAAAAATCTTTTTCGTTAAATGTGTAGAGGACATTTTGATTATCTGGTAGCGTATATCCTTGTAATAATCGTAAAAAATAATGTTGTTGAGTAGTATTCAACTCCTCAAATGGGAACATAAAAATATGATTTGTTTCCAAGTATTTAGTTTTCCATGGTCTTTGTTTATGAACAATGAAAGGGTTCGTATACAAAAACCGCCAGTAATCATATTGATGATATATCGGCTGGATATTCCAAAATGGATATTGAATATGTACCATTACAAATATAGTAAACCATATAATACAGAAGGATGCAAACACGAAAGGAAGCATGAACTATATTATGAAAATATTATTTTCCATAATATGGTGCGAATAGAGTCCATTATTTACACCTTTGGACATTTAAAATGTTGATTATTTATATAATATTTTACAGAAATTGTATATCATTTTTAAACTGTCTTTCAGTTTGTCGTCAATATCATATAATTTTTTATTTTTTTTCACAATGTTATTGAAGTGGTCTTCAGACCTACAATCTAATACTTTCGTTAATAAATTGTCATATTTATTTCCCATACCGCGTTGTATTTTTCCACATATGCTATTTGGATTACTAATATTATAATTATATAGTGTGAAACCAAAATCTTTATCTACTATAGCTACCCATTCATAATATTTACTATTTTTACGCAAATAATGTCTAAAATACATATCACCAAATTTATGTTGTAATAACATATAATTCACACCTTTGAAGAAACTAAAGAATTCAACAATAGCACTTGGAACTATACCGTAACACCAAAATTCAGGGATTTCCCCCCATAAGTCATCATCACTGGTTGTTAAATCTAAATCTACATGTTCTCTAACACCACCGAATTTTCCAGTATTACAGATTCCTTTACCATGATTAAACGCAACAACAAAACATTGAATGCGTTCAATATGATATGTATCATCATCATCACAAAACATCAACATATCATAATCATTAACACAAATATTGGAACATATATTATGTAAATGTTCCATTTGATGCTTTTTTTCCTTTGAAATTTTAAAATTAATCTTGGGGTTCGTAGTTCTTCCATATTTTTGTAAAATACTTATAAAACTCTTTTTATATATATCATTTTCAAATGATATTGATATATATACACTTTTTGGTTTGAATATTTGTTCCAATAACGATGATATACAGTTATCTAACAAATCTATTTGTCCTTCATATCCAATATGAGACGCTATTAAAATCGCAACTTTCGTCATTGTTAATAATTTTATAAGTATAAGTATAAATATAATAAATCAATTTTTGCGTACTTCGGCGTTTTTAATGAGAAAAGGTCTAAAACCTACATAGGCTTTTCCAATATATACATATATTGGTGTTCCTCGTCATTGTATTTTTTCATAGTGGTTTTGGAGTGAAATAAATAACCGAATGATTTAGCTATTTCTAATATAGTGCGTATGTTTTCCATATACAGATTATGTTCGTTTTGACGCACATTATTGTTGCTTCGGTCGGTAAAAGTCTCACGGAAAAGAACACAATTCGTTTCATCTACATTGACTGGAATATGATATTGCTGGACGAAAGTATAATCTTCAAAAACTGTTTCTGTTTTTAAAAGCTGGCTCTTGGGGTCTTTCGTAATACGCTCCCAATCACGTTTTTCATCGTGGGTAGGAGAAATCGCATTGAAACGGCTACGTTCTACTAAATGTAAAATTAAATATCCATTTGGTTTCAACCATTGTAGACAATTCTTGAAAAATTGTTCTTTGTTTTTCATTTTGTAAATCATGAAATCAGTACACATAATATGGGTAAAACTGTTACGTTCAAATAACAGGGGTTGCTGTACATCGCCTTCTATAATAGGCGCATTAGGATATTGTTGTTCGCTATATTCAATCATTTTGGGACAATTTTCAACACCATATGCAGTATAACCGGCTTCAATTAATTGATATACACCAAAACCTGTTTTTGAACCTACATACAAAAATGTGCTATTTGATGTAGAAGGCTGTGTCATTTTTAACACACGATATAGTTCCCATTGAACTCTTTTATTGGTATTATAGAGTTCATCATATATTAGCGTATAAAATTCATCAAAACATCCATCGTCAGTTTTTAATACAAATGGTTCTTTTTGTGTGAACCCTTCAATGTATTCGTATTCTGGCTTATTCAAGTAGCGGAAATAATAAGACACAGATGCATATATAACCGCCGCACTAACCAATATTTTTAACGAGGTTTTTGAAGAATCTTTTGAAGTATAAAAATCTATTATATTTCTTAACATAAGTATAGTTATAAACTATATTTATATTTTTTACTCATAACACTGTTAGTTCCCAGAGTTACGTAATTGAGTTCGGGTGTGATTGAAAAAGTGGTTCTTACCCAAAGAAGAATTTTCTAAATTAGGATGAACAGCATCACTAAAGTGACTTTTTTCAAATAGATGTTTGTGGGGTTGAACGCTTGGTGCGGAAGGGACATCTACTTTGTATAAACTGCTTTCTGAAGAAGGAACATATACACCCTGACTAGCACCATTCTGTAAAGCAAAATACTGATTGCGTAATAAATTCTCGTGTTCTACATTTCTGGCGAATCCATCGTGGGGACCCTTGCGGTTTCCAGAAAAATGATGGGTATTGGTTTGAAAAGGTGTATATTCCATTTTCGGCTCATTTACGTCATGACGACTTTCTAAAACTGGGAAAATCATATGTTTGGTCTCAACTGGTCGTGGATCATAATGAGGAGCTAAAGGGGTATTCACTTGTGTTCTTTGTAAAATACGCTCATTCAATTCATCAGTTCTATCATTTTGTCCATAAAGGAGACCTTGAGGAAGACCTTGTATTTTATTCTCTTTTTGGAAATTCATGCTTATAAGTTTATAATATATTACTATATATTTTCTCTCCAATACAATCGTGCGTAATAACAAAGGATACGTCTAAATACATAATATAAATTTGTCAATAAACAATATACACATTAAACAAATGTATGTCTATTATGACTACTATTGTTTCTTGTTATTATAAAACAAAAATTAATAAACACTCACACGACAAATATGATAATTGGATTCGCTGGCTTGTATTAGGTCTGAATAAGGTAAACATCGTAGTTTATACACAAGAGTCTGATAGAGAATACCTAACAGCCATATTTGAAGAAAATAAAAATATCCAATACAAAATTATAGTAAAGGAATTAAATGACCTTGCAATTGTAAAAAAATACCCAGACATTTGGGTTAATCAAGAAAGAATAGACCCACAACAACACATTTCACGTAGAAAAGAATGTTATATTATATGGAATTCCAAGTTTGACTTTTTGAAAGAAACCATAGATTCGAACCCATTTGATAGTGAATATTTTATATGGAATGATATAGGTAACGTAAGAGACCTAAATACAGCAAGATTCTTACAAGGTTATCCAAATAAGGATAAAATCTCAAGAGATAAGCTGGATATCATATTGCTTCGTCCATTTGAAAGAAAACAAGACATTTTCTACACAAACGAAGTTCATTTTTCAGGTTCAATGTTTGGAGGTCATAAGGAAACCCTTACAACGTTACACGAAAAATATTATAATATATTTGATTTATACATCAATAGCAATAAATTTATTGGCTGCGACCAACAACTTATATCTACTATGTATATTCTAAATAGTTCGTTATTTAATACCATTATACCTAAAATGGGATTAATAGACGTTTGGTTTTATTTATATTATTACTATTCTAATTAGACATCCAATTTTTGTAACCATTTGTTATACAAATTGCCAATATGAGGGTATTCGTTTAAACCTGTAAAATGGTTGAATAAAGTAGGTCCAGAAGTTTTGAATGTTGTATTAGCTGTTCCCCACGAAATAATATTTTCAGTTACTGGATAATTCGGATTAAGATTAAATGATACAATAGGGTAGTAGGCAAAATCAAATGGTGTGATACTATTCTTTGCGTTTGCATATGATATAATAACTTCGTCAGTCATCGCTTTATTCCTGAATTCACGTTTGAACCCTAATTCATCGTAATGTTCAAGTCCATATAACAAATCTTCATAATACTTCTCAAATAAATGTGACGTTTTATCGAAATAAATAATACCACCGTGCATTGGTAACATCACTAGGTCATTCTTCTTGCTAATTTCGTCAATATGTCCCCAATGCCAAGCCGAACCATCACGTCCACAAATACAATTGAAACAATTATCGTTACTCTTAAAAGTATCCCACATGTATGTTGGGTCATTCATACATAATATGTCTGTATCTATCATCACAAATCGCCCATAATCAATATATTTTGGTGCCATAATACGGGCTAATACACAGAATTTATTATGATTGTTTGTTTCATTAACAAATTCATGCTCTATATTAATGACTTTATCAAACAACTCGTGTTCTTTGATATTTGAAATTAAAACAAAATGGCGGGTCCTATCAAATTTTTTGATAGATTTTACAAGGTTAATCGCTTCTAGCACATATTTATCGCCATATGCGATCATAACATACGCTTCTGATATCATTGTATACAAGTATTAATATAATAGTGTTTATATCCTTGAAGAATATAGAAGTTACATAGTTTAATAAATTATATATATGGATAATAAAGTTACGGTAATAACTGGTTTGTATAATATTAATCGTGAAACAAATGGTGACGGTAGGCGTTTTGATGATTACGTTAGTTGGTTAAAAAAAACTATGCGATTAAATGTCCCCATGGTTATTTATTGTGAGCAAGCTACATATGAAAAGATAAAAGATGAAAGAAACGATTACCCATCTACAAAGTTTATCATCATTGAAAAGAAAGATATTGAATACTTCAAATACGAAGACAAGGTCAATGAAATTGTAAAAAATGAGGATTACTTAAGAAAGATAATGGGCGGTCATAGGTTAGAAGTTAAATTACCCATTTACAATTTGCTTATTATGAATAAAATCCTCTGGGTAAGTGAAGTTGCAGAAAATAACTATTTTGACAGTAAATATTTTATGTGGGTAGATGCTGGATGTAGCCGCTTTTTTGAGGATTATGACCTTAATTTAAAGAAACCATGGCCAAACGTTGAGAAATTAAACGAGGATAAATTCAATATCCAAGTAAAACAGACATTAATGAATAACCTTACTCCATTACAGATGATGTACCATCACGACCACTTTACAACGGCAACCATCTTTTCAGGAACAAGGCAAATCATTGATAGGATTAAATATGAAAGTAAAGTTATTTTCGATGAAATGATAAAAAATAATTGTATCAACAACGAACAGATTGTATTCGCAATGATATTCAAGAAGTATCCACAGATGTTTTATGGTATTATCAATAATACATATAAACATTTACCTTATTTTCAGCATCTATGTAATTAGACTTATCCAAGCAAATGTATATAAATATAATTGTTTACATACATTCATAGTATTATGGGTATTTGTGAAAACCAGTATCGGTTTGTTAAGGAGTATGCATTGGATAAATTAACTGTCCAAAGTAAGGATGTCAACATGCTTGAATTGGGAGACCAAGTATTAAATAACCATAATAACTTTTTTGATGGTATTAAAACAGCAAAGGAATTCTATACTAGAAGCGGATATAACCATACATCATTTGATTGGAACGGACAAAATGGCTCAATACCAATTGACCTAACCCTTCTCACTAACAGCTTTAATAAACAATATGATTTGATTACTGACCACGGAACAAGCGAACACGTTCATAATCAATATAACTTATTCAAAAACTTACATAATTGGGGTAATGTAGGCTGTATATACGTTCATTGTGTTCCTTTACACGGAGATGAACATAAGCAATATTTAAATTATGAGTTTCCTCCACACGGAGACTACGAGTATTCAAGCAAGTTCTGGGAAGAATTATCAAAAGAAAACGGGTATGAACTTATTATTAGCAAAGGAGATTTAGTTTCAAATATGGCACTATCTTACCCAAAGAATTTTTATTCAGCATCATCCTATAGAAAAATCAATGATGATGAATTCATTTCAAAAGAAACATTTGATAGAATATTTTATTTACACTGTAAAAGAACCACTGATAAAATGTCTAGAAAAGGACACGACATTTGGAAAGCGAGTCTTCCATTAGAATTAAGACAAAAATATAAAATTTAAATCTTCAACTTAACTCCATAAATGTACATTTGTATGTGATTTACATTTATCAAATAAACCTTTTTCTATTTGACTTATTTCTTCTTTTTTATTCTCCCATTCATTTTTTTGAAAGAAGAATCGCCCGTGAGGCTCCATAAATAGAGTATCTATGTGTTTAAGTGTATCATCTTGAACCAATTTATCAATAATTTGGAATTCTGCTCCTTCAATATCAAACTTTACAATAATCTTATCGTATTTATCATGATTATCAAGTAAGAAGTTACTGAAATTTAATGCATCTACTTTTACATTACGCATTTCTATATTTGATGGTTGCGTTTTTTGATAATTGGTTGTAGTAATTTGGGAACCTCCACCCTGAAACCGTTCCTCATTATATTTCATTCTTTCTACTTCATCTTTCTTACCTTTACATAAAAATTCTAATTGGGTATCTTCCACCCATACTGCTTTTTTTATTTTTTTTAAATTAGATACATCATTAAACATTACTTCAAGTTCAATATGTGGATTTGGTTCAAATGTATAAATATCCCATTCACTATTATTAAATAGATTGTACATTTTGTTAAATTGCATTAATCCTTGTCCTAGGTTTGTTCCACAATCTAAAAACAAATTAGTCATTAATAATATAAATATACCTTACGTAACTTTTATATTGTAATGGACGAATATATTTATATATCGATTCCAAAAACTGGCACAAATAGTGTTCATAAAATATTAGGACACTCCCAGTTTAATCATATTAAAGCTTATACGATTAAAAGGAAAATAGGAGATATAAACTACAACACTCGTATTAGTTTTTGTTTTATAAGAAACCCTATTGATTTGGTGAAATCTTGGTATTATTACCATAAATATAGCCCAAATGTTATACGCAGGGAAGTGAAACAATTTTATCCAGATACAATTGAAGAATGGGTATTTGATATGAATTGTAAAACCCATTGGGAAGATAAAGACCACAAAATACAAAATCCATATTGGGACTTAAGCAATCCTCTATACCAAACAAGCTGGATAAAAGACCCCAGTGGAAGTATCATTGTTGATAAAGTATTTCAATTTGACCACATAGAAAGTCATATACATGAGATGTTCGGTCAAAACGTCACAGTTGAAAATAAATCAAACAAAGATGACTACATACTCATAACAGAAACAGAAAACAGGATTGCAGAGATTTTTTCAGAAGAAATTGCGTTTTATAATAGCTTACAAAAAAAGACATAAAACAAAAAGAACAATTTGATATAATGAATAGGAATTATTTCTTTATATCAAAACCACGGTGTGCTTCTACCCACATATATGAGGGACTTACTGGTTGGGATGACAGTGTAAACGGTGGAAAACCATATTATCATTTAACTGCTCCTCACTTACAACATATTTTCAAAGGTCAATATAATAGCTCATTCTCATTCAGTGTTATTCGTAACCCATATGATTTAGTTTTATCGTGGTATAACGAACATAGGAAAGAACGTTATGAAAGGGAAACACAAGCATTATATAGTGTTTCAATCGACGAATGGATTTCTCGCGGATGTCCCACTCACTGGAAACATTTACCATTTAATCCTCTACACCAATATAGATGGGTATACAATAATGACCAACTGCTGGTTTCTTACTTAATAAGAATGGAAGATTACAATAATGGTATCCAATATGTTTATGACAAAATCAAACCTTATTTAAAACCAGACATTACTATTGAGTCCATTAGCCAAACGCGTAAGAATGAGTCAAACAATACATTAGAATTGACAGAAGAACAAAAGAATAAGATATATGAATTGTTCAAAAAGGATTTTGAGTTGTTTGGATACTCAAAGTAATGATACTACCATTTAAATCCAGAAATGGAACTTTACATTTTCACGTTCTACGCTTTGTTTTAATCCATTTTCAATATCCCGAATTTTCTTCTTTATTTCTGGCTTCTTTTGGTCCTCTAACGCAAATCTAAAACGTCCATGACATTCACAATAAACCTCTTTTATGTATCTTATTGTATTCGTATCAATTAAATGTTGTAATACTTCAAATTCAGCACCTTCAATATCCATTTTCATATAAATTTCAACATTACTATCCTCTTTCACTAGTTTTAAAATGAACTCCGATAAATCTATTGCTTCTACAGTCTCTAATTTGAATCTACAGTTTCCAGGATTGTATTTTTTATCAACCACTTCTAATTTACTTCCTAAACCGTTAAGGTTATCTTCATCCTTTCCTTGCATACGAAATTCTAATGAAGTGTTTTTAATCCATACTGCCTTCTGTAAATACGTAATGTTGGTTGCTTTTGGAAACAGTGTTGTCAAACCAATACAAGGATTTGGTTCAAAACAATATATTTTCCAATCAGGCTGATTAATTAGTTTTAATTTACCATCAAATTCATTCAATCCCTGCCCCATATTTGTGCCACAATCTAAAAATACTTTCATATACACTATAATAAAAATTTATATTGTATAATTAAACTAATTTCCAAATAATTTATCTATTAATGCTTTATATTTCTCAACTAATCCCTTCCAACCAAATGTTTCTAACCCGTACTTTCTTATTTTATTACGGGACAGCTTTGATATTTCCCTATTTTTATTAATAATTGCTTCCACATATGCTATATCATTCAATTTATTATTTGGAATTATGTCGATAAAATCAAGTGTTGTATCAATGTTGGCAGCACTACATTCACTTACTACCACACCTAATCCACAAATAAGGGCTTCTTTCACAACCAACGGGTCAGCTTCGCCATCTGATAACAAAACTAGATTCCCATAAGATGACAAGTTTTCATATAATACATTTTTATTCCATTCACCTAGGTAATTTTTATTACTAAGGTCAAATGTAGAGTTATGATAATTACCTACGAAATCTATATTTGGAATAGATTGATATACATATTGACGCTTTCTTGTTTCTACTTTTGCCAAGTATACTGATTTATCTACATTTGCGGGAGATTCTATAAATTCAAACGCATCATCACGAGCACCATTATGCATAACAAACACTTTGTTTTCATCATACCCGTGTGATATATATTTTTGTCTTATTTGTTCACTAATTGCGAATATAACTACTCTATTTTTGTTATGAATGACGTGTTTGAAAATATTATTATAATAGTGATTATGATGCATTTCAAAAGTAGGACTTGTAATATAGGCATAATGCGATGTGTATAGTATCTTACTAGTTGGTTTTATATAAGGAGTTATTATTATATGGTCATCATACATTATGTGAACTATATCATAATTTTTATTATTTACCTCTACAATTACCTCTCTCAAATTTTTATTATTGATAATATCTACTTCTACACCCATATTTTTTAAATTAATATAATAATCCCAAATAACAGACTCTACTGCCCCCCAACCTGTTGGGGGTATTGGTTTATACCCTGGACCTATTAAACAAATTTTCATACGATACATATTTTGACACCCTAGTATTTATGTTGTTTCATTCAAACAACATATAAATAGTATTGTTTTCTTGTTATACAATGAAAACCTTTTATGTATGTAGTTTCGGTGGTTCTGGTTCTACCCTACTAGCTAACTCATTAAAGCCATATGGACGAGTAGAACATATCCATTCACGTATTCCCCCATTAGAGCTAGAATATATAGGAAATAATAAAGGAGGCGACACGTACTACGAATGGTTCAATGGAATAAAAGTTCCTGAAAATGAATTGAACGACATTAATGTTATATTCATTTATAGAGACCCTATTAAGGCTATTTATTCCAGATATATACCATATTATGAAGACTGCCATAAACGTCATATGGACCACGTTCAAACCAACAGAAACATCGAACTAAAAAACGTTCTTTCCCAGAAAAAAGATTTATTTGGTATTACAGAGTTTTATAATAATTACACTACGAAAAATGAAAAAAGAAATTACAAAATACACTGTGTTAGGTATGAGGATATGTTTGAAAGACAAAATGAACTTTGTGACCTATTAGGAGTAGGTCCTTTGCATTTACACAAAAAAGAAACTAAAAAGAATTATTCACACCACGCAGAACTTGCTGAAATATACAAAGACCTTATTGACGATATGAATAATCGTCCTTTTATTGACACTATTTAATCTGTTAATATTTACAGTATTTTTGCGAAATAACTACTGTTTTTATAGTCTGCTTCATAAATTCGTCTAACTAAAACTCTATCGGTTTCAGTTAGATTTACTTCATTCTTTTTACTAGTATTCAAAACCTTATCCGATATTGGAACATTAATTTTCTTTAACAGGTCATTGATATTTTTAATATTATATATCTCTGGAACTATATCACTTCTGTAGTTCATAAAATGGTATTGAGAAGACCAATGATGGTCTTTATGTTTCAATGCTAACTCTAAAAAACGAGTTATAGATAATTCTTGAACTTCTTTTTTTGTCATTTTGAATAAATTACTCATTTGTTCAATTCGACACATTTTGTTTGATTTAATAAAATCTTTATAGTTTGATATAATCCTTTCCTCAAAATCCCTGTAAATTGAAAATATAAAATAATCGCTATATTTCGTAGTATAGTTTTCAAGCAAATCTTTCTTTGACATATTCTCAAAGTCTTTCAATACATTCTTCATTGTAGAACTCGCATTCTTTGGCACTTCAAGGTATATTTGTTTTTTACCGTGGTTCACCCAAATAAACGAATTTGTTTTACACCAATGTACTTTATGATGACACTCATATGTATTACAAACTTCTTTTTCTGCCATTTATTATATAGTAATGTCATACAATATTGCTGTTATCATTACTGGTGACATACGTGATAAGGATACATTTGATATGGTAAAATCACAATTTGACAGGTTCGATATTTTTTGTGGAAGTTATGTGAAACACAGCGACCTGCTAGAAGATTTTGGTAAATCCAGATATCTTTGTTTAATTGACCCTAATAATGATATTTATCCTCCCAATAACATTCCAAAAGAAAATATGCAACAAAACATGCTACAATGGCTTCATCTAAATAATTTAATTTCTAATTATAAATCACAGTTAGTAAAATATGATATAGTTCTCAAATACCGTTTTGATACAATTATAAAGGGACGTAATGATTATTTCTCATTATTGTCTACAATACAAAATATAAAAGAAAATCATCTTTACAATCAATCAGACCTTGTTTTCTTTGCTGAACCCAACACATTCATAAAATTGTTTGAAAACTTTTACCATCAATTTATTTCTGCCACATTCCTTCATAAAAACAATTATGATGGGTCTTTTGAAAAAAGCTGGAAATCAGAACCCTCTTTCTTAAAAAATATGCAACATCATAATGTTGTAAACGCTAATTTACCTTTTGTTGTTCAAATTATACGTGGAAGTTATAAAAAAGTAACTGCTGATAGTAACAAAAAATTATACAAAAATAATACTATGTACGGTAAGTTTTCATAAGTGTTGATTCCTTTATCCAAACAATATAAACATACTATTCCATATATAACTGTACTCATAATGGTATTCTTATGCAACAGTCCTTACCCACAAGCTTCCCAAGAAACCTACCAATCTTACTTTGAACGTTATCCTTTCCCTTTAAGCGACTTCCAAAAATACGCAATTGAAGCCATTGTTAAAGAACAACACGTATTAGTAACCGCACATACTGGGTCGGGGAAGACATTACCCGCTGAATTTGGCATTTCACACTTCCACGAAAAAGGAAAAAAAGTTATTTATACTAGCCCAATTAAAGCCCTTTCCAACCAAAAATACTATGAATTCTCAAAAAAATACCCTCATATTAGCTTCGGTCTTTTCACCGGAGACATTAAAACAAACCCTGAAGCAGACGTATTAATTATGACAACAGAAATCCTAATGAATTATTTATTTGTCTCTACCCAACACAAAAAAACTGATGAACCTACTGTTTTTTCACAAACTACAAATGAATTTACCAATGGACTTCCTTTTCAAATTGATATTCAAAAAGAACTAGGATGCGTAGTTTTTGACGAGGTTCATTATATCAATGATAAGGAACGCGGACAAACGTGGGAAAAAACTATCTTAATGTTACCAGAACATATTCAAATGATTATGTTATCGGCTACCATTGATAATCCACAAGGATTTGCCAAATGGTGTGAAAAAGATGGTTCCAAACAAGTATGGTTAGCATCTACTAATCATCGCGTGGTTCCCCTTACTCATTATGCCTTTATGACAAACAATGAAAGTGTTTTTAAACATATTCACGATAAGACCATCCAAAAAGAAATAAAGGATAATACCAATAAACTAATATTATTACAGGAACACAATGGGTCCTTTCAACAAGGCGGGTATAAAAAATTATATTCTATTCAAGAACATTATAATCAACACCGATTACGCATGAACCGGAAACACACATTAAACAAATTAGTGAAATTGTTACACGACCGTGAAATGCTTCCTGCGATTGCATTCGTATTTTCACGCAAACAAGTGGAAAGCTGTGCCCAAGATATTACAGTCCCCCTTTTGAATGAAGAAAAAGACGTGCCTTTTAATATTCGGCGAGAATGCGAACAAATTATTCGCAAATTACCAAATCATAAAGAATATCTAGAACTCCCCGAATACATTATGTTAGTTTCTTTACTAGAAAAAGGCATTGGAATACATCACTCTGGGATGATTCCGGTATTGCGTGAAATTGTAGAAATTATGATTTCTAAGAAGTACATTTACTTACTGTTTGCAACCGAGTCTTTTGCCATTGGATTGGATTGTCCCATTAAAACCGCAGTATTCACATCTATGAGCAAGTATGACGGACACCAAGATAGGTATTTACACGCCCACGAATACACACAAATGGCGGGACGCGCAGGACGAAGGGGCATTGATACTGTGGGTCATGTTGTTCATTGTAATAATTTGTTTCCATTACCACGCGACTATGATTATAAACTTATATTAGGCGGTAAACCACAAAGATTAGTTTCCAAGTTCAATATAACATTTGGACTCTTATTGAATTTAATGAAAAACGGACATACAAATGATTTCCATTTATTTTCAAGTAAAAGTATGGTCCAAAATGAAATTAATCGTGATATTGAATGTATTGAATATCAAATTGAAGAATATAAAAAAGCATTGGATGAAAATAAACCCTTATTAAATTCATTATCTACTCCATATGAAATATGCTGTGATATGATTTCTATGGATGAAGATATGGAATATGCTAGCAATAAGAAGCGTAAAAGTCTAGAACGAAAGAAAACAGAGCTCTTGGAAACTTATAAGAATATACATAACGACTGTCAAGTGGCTTTGTCTCATCAACAATTAGAAAAAAAATATACTTCAGCATCAAGTGAACTCACTTCTATACAGTCGCTTATACAAACAGATACGAATAAAACACTTACTATTCTACTTGACCATGAGTTTGTTGATTTTAATGAAGATTCAATGCAATGGAATATGACTACTTATGGAAAAATTGCTTCACAAATAGCAGAAGTTCATCCTTTGGTATTAACTCGTATGATTATACAGAATAATTTCTTTACAGAATTGACAACAGAGCAATTAGTAGGAGTTTTATCTGTGTTCTGTGATGTAAAAGTTCCGGAAGAATATCGTTCAACGATTCCAAATAGCAAAGATTACAGTGTAAATATGTTTATAGAGCAATGTAAAGAAATAACAGATGAATACTTGGATATGGAACACGAATATAATATTTGTACCGGATTTAATTACGAAGATTCTTTACAATACGACATTGTTGATTTGGTTATGGAATGGTGTGACTGTAAGAACGAACACGAATGTAAATTCTTTTTACAGAAAACATTACCAGAACATCAAATATCAGTAGGTGATTTTAATAAAGCATTATTGAAGATTGTAACAATTACACGAGAACTTATGGTTATATGTGAGGACCAAAACGATATTGACTGTTTACAAAAATTAAAAGGGATTGAGCCTCTAATATTGAAATATGTTGCCACTTCACAGAGTCTATATGTATAAAAATTGAAACAATGTCTTTTCTTATAACCTGTATTATCAATTACAGTTTATAAAATGGCTATTGCTAATAGAAACAACAGACAATCCTACTCCCGATTCATTAATCCTATTGAACGTTTTCTCAATGGGATTGAAGATACAGATGAAGATGAATATGATACAGATAATGATGAAGTTGTATTTAATGGCTCAAGTGATGATACTTCATCTGTATCCAGCATACACGGAGACACCGATGAAGAGTCTACTGATATGCATTACATTGATGAATGGGACGATACTCACTTTCAATTAGAAAACGAATATGATAACCTATTAGATAATATTTATGAAGAAGACAGAGACCATATGGATTCCGAAAAACAAGATGGAGCATACTACTTGGGTATTTATAAATATATGAAAACTTCCGGAAACTTTATGCTTTTGTCGTCTGTAAGTAATAGAAGTTATTTCAATCATCCTTTTAATCATATGATTAGTTATTTGAGTGAATTCAGTATATTCCGTAATAATGCATCTGAAATAGATATTATGCAGTTAACTATTCAAAATGGTATATATAATGTTATATTAAAAACACATTGGTTGCGTTTAATACAACGAGCGTGGAAGAAACGATTTGCTGCTTACAAAAATATATTAAAACAACGAACCTATTTGAAAAATTTATATTATAAAGAATCACACGGGCAGTGGCCGCCTCATTTAATGAATACAGAACATAAACTGTATGGGTTACTAGCCCCTTATAATCAATGTCCTCCATAAGTTATCCTTGTATAGTCATACGTAATGTTTTCATAATACTTTTTTTCTTATTTTCCGTTTTCACAATATTATACGCATACATAATGCTACGCACAAAGTTCTTATTTTTGTATATTTTTTGTATTAGCTGACAATATAACAAAATGCTTTCTGAATGATTTGTTGAAAACTGTAAGCTGTGTCCGTTTGTATCAATACACCATTGTAAGAATTCATCAATATGATACATGAAAATAGATTTTAAAATGTAGTATGAAAAAGTAGGTGTTTTATCCTTATACAGTGCCCTTGCTGATTTATCCATTAACTGGTTATAATGATTTAAATTATAGTGGTGTAGTATCTTTGCTGATTGAAACAATGAGAACTGCTGCTCTATAAAGAGTTTTTCTTCAAAGGATTCCAGATGTTGTTGAATTGTTTGTTGTTTTTTATAAGTATAAAACATTAAATATATCATTTCCGCCCACATTTCACAATACGTTTCATATAGTCGCACATCGCTTATAATGTGGAATAATTGATGGATATATTCGTCTCCACTAGTATTATTTGAATGTGAAAAATCCAACCCTAAGTTGTGAAAGGTCTCGTGAATAAAGCACTTAAACCATTCCTCTTCCCGAAAAACATTTAATACAGTATGTTCACTACAAGATGTAGTAAATGCACTATTTACGTGAATCCTATCTAATTCTTGGGTTTTTGATGTCGGCATTGTTTTTTTGTTGTCCGTCATATAAATATACACGGTCATCGTCTTTGAACAACCTTCATTTGCGTGGTTATGAACTACATGTAACCAGTTATATATTTTTCGTATATCTTCTTGTATTTTTGCTGCTTTGGCTATTGATGATACTGGATAAAACAAGAACATCTGATATTTCCTTTCATGAATATCAAAGGTTAGTCCTAATGCAATATACTGTTGGCTAAAAATACTCTCTCGGATATCTTCTGGATAATGTTGTAACTCATCAATACTTTCTAATGCTCTATTAGATACATTATATAATTTATAATCAAACACATTTGCTTGGTTTTGTTCTGAAACAGTGCGTATTTGTTGTATAAGTGTCCCTAGAAATGTTTTTGACTTATTTGTTATTTTTTTCATACGCATATCCAATACATTCTTGTCTTGTGGCAAAATAGATAAGAATTGTTTTTCCATTGTTATCTATTATATAAGTGTATTTTCTTTTAATACCTTTGATTATTTAAAACGCCAACTTTCTAATATTTAGGGAATTAACCGAATTTGTTATTTTAAGTTAATTTATAAATTGATTTAAAAATAAACTATATTAACAATATATAACGAAAATGGGTAAATATTCTTGCGAACGATGCGGAAAGGAATTTTCTCAAAAATCTCACTATGATTCTCATAATAGACGCAAAACGCCTTGTGAAAATAATGCTGATAAAATTAAGACTCTTGTAGATAAGGCAGTTGAAGAAAAATTAAAAGAATTAAATAAAATTATTGTTGAAAATAAAGAAGAAGTAATTACAAATACAATGGCTGAAATGAACGACAAACTTAAAGTTATTTCATTATTTACAGGAATTGGTGGTATGGATATGGGATTTGATGGTGAAGTAATTGTACACAAAGATTCAATTATAAATAAAGAGTTTATAGATAAACCATACACTATAAATGATTTTGTTGTATTGAAAAAAAACAACTTTGAGTGTGTATTTCAAAATGATATACTTGAAGGGGCAAAAGAAGTATTTGGATTTAATAATGATAATTCAAAATATAATACAACAAGTATTTATAATTTGAATTCAGAAAACTTCGCATTTCCAAAAGCAGATATAATTATCGGAGGGTTTCCTTGTCAGGACTTTTCACACGCAGGAAAACGGAACGGATTTAAAAGTAATAAAGGACATGACCTAAAAGAAAAAGTAGACATTGAAAAGGAAAACAGTAGAGGAACATTGTATAAAAGTTTTGTTGAAGTGGTTAAAAAAGTTCAACCAAAAATGTTCGTTGCTGAAAATGTATATGGTCTTATTACTATGAAAAATGAGCCTATTAAACAAATTATGAACGATTTTGCGGAATTAGGATATGATGTTAATTATCAAATTGTATATTGTCCCGAATTTGGAATACCGCAAACTCGTAAGCGAGTTATAATTATGGGGATTTCAAAAGAAAGAAGTGTAGATATTAATGAAGGATGGAATATAATTACAAAAAATAAAACCGAATGTTGTATCGGAAAATATTTTGAACATCTTGTAGAACCTGATATTACAAACGATATTTCCCAAATGGTATATTCAAAAGCCAAAAAACTTACAAAAGGTCAAGGGCAAACCGAAATTAATCTTGATACATTTGCACCTACAATGAGAGCCGAACATCACGGAAATATTGAATTCCGAAGACACTCTAATAGTAAGATAAATATTAATGAGAATACTATGATTGAACGACGATTAACAGTTAGAGAGGCAGGATTAATTCAAACATTTCCTCCTGATTATGTGTTTAGTAAAACAAAAAATATGGTCGCATATAAGTATATAGGAAATGCTGTTCCACCTTTATTGGGTTACTTAATTGCCGATAAAGTCAATGAATTATGTAAAAGACATTTTGCTTAAATATTTGTATTTTCAACTTGTAAAGAAATCTTATCTATTTGAAATTGTTGTTCCGATGTATTTCTGACATAATCATTAATAATTTCTTTTTTCAATATTTTAATCATATCATCTTGCCAAGACTTTTGACACATTGTAGTTTCTTCAATCCTTTTTAAAGCACATTTTGCATAATGTTCTATCCAATCGTCCTTATCTTTACCAGTAAAAGGAACTATATTATCTGTATCACTCATTTTTTCAAAATTAATGAAAGGTCTTGGAGTTCTATCTTGAAATAAGTCAGTATCACTTTCACCCATAGCATTATGATATTGCGAACATCTTACTATATATGGGTCTGAAACTATGGATGGTCTTAAACAATAAATTAGCGTTTGATTAATATCCAATTTTTTTATGGTTGAACCAGGCATTTTTTTACTTTTTGAAGATTTTAATTCTATTTTCTCTTTTGTTTTTATTCCACTAGGATATGTAAATGTAATATTTATATCAGGTATTTCACACGTGATCTCTATTTCGCTATATTCTGGGTATTTTATTTTCATTTCATCCCATGCTAGTATACAACATTCACAAGATAATTTAGAATATTCAGTATCAAGATTAGATTCGCCATCATTCCATGTAATGCTTTTTAATTTATCTTGTCTTTCATTAATTTTTTTTGTTGTTTCAATACCAAGTTTATAAACAATAGATTTGGTAATTTGTGGATAAGTTGGTTTTGTTCCAAACATTTAAGTATTAATTTAAATTAATTTTATATTTAAATCAATTTTATATTTAAATCAAAATGTTCAAAGGTGTAATACCTTTGAATATTTACTTGAAGGTAAATAAATATAACACTTGGTTTATATCAGCC